TACTCAGACATTTCCATTACCGCCCCTAGACGCGAACTGCGCCTTCTGTTCTTCCGTCAGACAGATGCAACCCATGTCCGACGTAAAGGGACTCGGGCAGCAGTCGGCCGACTTGCGGTTGTCGTCGAACGCAAACAACTTGGCGTCCTCTGTTATCTCGTACGGGGCTTCCTTCAACTCCTTCGGTCCCGAGTCGCCGCCTACGATAGGCATCACCTCAGACCGCACAGGCTCTCCAATCTCCTGTGCAATTGTGAACGTCTCGGTCGTCTGCAGTTGAAAGGCGACGTAGACACCGACGAGCAGCGAAGCAAAAAAGAAGGCAAGGACCACGGGTGTTCGCTTCATTACTAGGAGGCGGCGAAAAAACGGATTTCGCGGCGACTGGCTAACGGACCTCACCATGGACCGTCTCTCCCTTCCCGAACTTAAGCAGGTTGCCCGCTCTCGTCACATCAAGCAGTACTACATCCTGAAGCGTGCTGAACTCATTCATCTCCTGACCCTCCCTGAACTTCCGGCGTCCTACCGTATCGAGAAGATGACGATCCACGAACTCCGAGACGAGGCGAAGAAGCGCAATCTCCGTGGCTTCTGGGGACTCCGTCGTGAGCGCCTCGTGTCGCTACTGTTTCCTGAAGTCCAGGACGCTACCCCGAAGAAGCACGAGGAGGATGAGCGCGAGGCAGAGGAACATCATAATCCACAGGAGCATGACCCCGAAGATGTAGGGGTACAGAAGGTGTAGGATGCGTTGGAGTAGCGGCCTCAACACAAACTCTTCGAGGGGCTCCTGCACCGCGGGAGACTGAAACTGCTCCAAGACATCTTTTACCAGGGGGTCAAGCAACTTCCTCATGAAATTTGTCTGTGCGTGATAATAAACTACGATGAAGTTCTCGCAGCAGAAACTCCTTCGTCTGGGTGCTATCCTTGTAGGAATCGTGGTTGTCTACGGACTTTTCACTTCGTACGCCAACGGCAAGAGTGTCGTCGTGGACAACCTGACCCTGTCGCCTCAGGAGTTGGGTGGCGAGGGCTCGGCGGGCCCGATGGCGGATGGTGGCCCGTATGTCCCCGCCGCCGAGACGGGCAGCCTCGGAGGCAACGCCGTCCAGGTGAGTGGCATGCAGGGTGCGACCCCCTCGAGCCAGCAGACGTACACGCAGCGCACCCTCGCGTCGGATGAGTTGCTCCCCAAGGGTGAGATTGGTGCCTCCTGGGCGGCCGTCAACCCCACTGGCGTCAATGACCTGCAGGGCCAGAACTTCCTGCAGTCGAGTTACCACACCAACGTCTCCATCATCGGCATCGCGCAGACGAACCGGAACCCGACCTACGACATCCGCTCGGAGGTGCCCAACTCGCAGTCCAAGGTCGGCCCGTTCCTCAACTCGACCATTGACCCGGACCCCTTCCGTGCGTCGCGCGCGCTGGACGGCCTGTGCGCGTAAGTCCCGTAGGGACCGTAGGATAAACCTAATCCCACTACTACACAATGCTACCCGTTACGATTGGCGTGACGGCCGCGGCGGTTGCTCTGTCGTACTTTGGAAACCCTAAGAACACCGTCGCGATGCAGGGCGCCGACGGCAAAACCTACGAGATGCAGAATCTCCCCCATAAGGAGGAGGCTCTGAAACTGATGGTCACGATTCGTAGAAACGTGGAAAAGTTGAAGACGTACTACTCCGACCCCCTGGTTGCTGCGGACCCGCCGATTGCCCGCTTTCTGGCCAATTACAACGGCGACGTCTTTGTGGAGAATGACATGCAGTCGCCCGACACGTCCTACTCCGAGAACAAGGGGCAAAAGATTGTGGTGTGCTTGCGCGACAAGACCCGTCCTCCCGAGTATCCGCTCGTGGATGAGAACACGGTCATGTTCGTGATTCTGCACGAGATGAGCCATTTGCTGACCGAGACGATTGGTCACACGCCCGAGTTCTGGAACAACTTCAAGCGCGTGCTTCACGATGGAATCAAGTTGGGCATCTACAAGCCCGTGAACTATGCCCACTCTCCGACACCGTACTGCGGGATGAAGATTACGGATACACCCATCTGAGTAAAAACCTACTCCAAACACAATGAAGACACTTCCCATCGCAGGAGCGGGGTCCGTGTCGTTCTTTGAGGACGACACACTGGACATTGTGCGACAGCACATCGCTCTTGCTGTGAATTCGTATCCACCTCGGTTGTACGTGGAAGCACGTGTCTCCTTACCTGCTGACTACTACGCAGACCCTCGCCATTGGGAGGCCCTGTTTTTACGTGTGTCTCTGAACGGGTCCCGCGTGGACAAGGACATGTTCAAGACCTACGTGGAACAGGTTCGCGGCATGCCTGCAGTCATTGAACCTCCGGCAACGCGCGAGGACTGGATGGCCCGTCCCGCGGCTCTCGAGGCCATCTTTGCACCGGGTGCCGTGTTTCTGGAGTGGCGTACCTTTGGCGTCCCCGATGAGCGATGCGTGGTCCTGCCTCTGCCTCCGAAGGACATGAACATTCCTGCCGCTCGCATTCCCGTGCTGAATGGACAGAGTTTGTACGAGACCTTGTACCCAGAGAGCCGTGAAATCACCGAGTTCCGCGCAACGCCCGTTCCTGCAGATGTCTCGCAATTGGTTCAGCGCGTCTACTTTCCCCTGCTTCAGTCCGATACTCCTCAACGCTTGTCGGAGTCCGAGTTGCAGTCCCTTCGCTCCACGACCGAGCAGTTAAGGGCGTTGCTTGAACTGGAGACGCCCCAACCCAACCACGTATCTGTTCTTCGTGCCAAGTGGTTCGTGCCCTTTGTCGAGACTGAATTCAATGCGCCTCGGGCCCGCTTTGAAGAAATGTTCTACGGTTTGACGGTCAACAAGAAGACCCCATACGTCGGCTACTTCACGTCCAGGCAGGAACTGACGCGTCACAAGTTCTTTGTCACGGATGAAAAGACCAAGGAACCGTTCATGGACACGGGACTGTGGAAGTCGTGGGCCGCAAACACGCAGCCCCAGCGCAAGTTGCCGACACTTCTGCTCTACCGCGGAACGGGGCGCACGTCGTTTGACCGTATCGCCATCACGAACAAGGACGTGACCTTTACTGCGTGGCGCACCAAGGAGTCAAAGGAGAAGACCGAGGAAATCCAAGAAGGGTTCGTGAAGTGGTTCAAGTCTCTGGATGCCGTGACGCCCTTCGTGGAGACCAAGGACTTGGACCTCAGTCGCTGGGAACTGCAGGACCTGTCCATCCTTGCATCCTTCGCCAAGGAGATTGCCCAGTTCGACATGCTGCGATTCCCTTGTTTGCGTTCCGTCTTTTCCACGCAAGACGATGCCTTCCGACTGATGCGGGCCGAACACTTGTCTGCCGACATGACGCCGCAAGAGTTGCGGGCGTACCAACTGCTCTACGAGACCGAGGATGCCAATGCGAATACGCTGGTTGCAGAGATGGGCATGACGCAGCCTGAGGCCGATGCGCTCGTGCAGAAGTTTGTCACGCTTGGTGAAGAATTTGACTTGGAGCGGGTTCTGCGCGGATACCCCACCTTCAAGTATCGCAGCAAGGAGGTGATTGTGTCGTCCGTCACCAACGTGGACCGTATCCTGCAGTACGCCAGTCTGCTTCGCCATGTTCTGACGTCAGACGATGGGGCTGTGAATGCAGTGTGTCCTCGTCGCCTTCAAGTGGTGGAGGCTGCGGCGGCTCCTGTAGCAACTGTCACGGTTCAAGAAGGAAACTTTGAAGTGGACGATGACCTGGCCGCCTTACTGGGATTAGAGACGAATGCGCCTGCCCCCAGCAACGCCGCTGCCGCTCCCGTGATTGCGCCTGTGCCTGCGCCGGGCAAGCAACTCAAGAAACTGGAATCGGCAGAGGGCACCACGTACAACTACTTCAATCGCCGTCTGCGCAAGTTCAATCCCGTCATGTTCGACGAGAAGTACCCGTCCAACTGCGAGAAGACGAAGCAGGTGGTGGTGCTGACGGCTGAGGAAGAAGCCAAACTTCCCGCCGACTACTCGGCCCGCGCGTGGTCTACGCTCGACCTGAAGGACCCCGATGGAGTGGCCATTTGTCCACAGTACTGGTGTGTGGTGGATGAGATTCCGTTGCGTGCCGACCAATTGGTGGACGATGCATGTCCCGTGTGCCAAGGCAAGGTCATCACCAAAAAGTCAGACCGCACGCCCGAGTTCAGCGTCATCAAGCGGAACCAGGACAATGTGTTTCCCGCGTACAAGGAGGGACAGCCTTGCTGCTACAAGGAACGTCGCGCAACGGACGTCATTGCAAGGGATGCGACGAAAGACGACACGTACATTCTGGGCACAATCAACCTGCCTGAGCGGCGCATGGGATACCTGTCGGATGAACTCGCGCGCTCTCTCCGCATCAAGACATCGTACGCAACCAGCGTTCCCAAGAACCGCATTGAAGCAGGAAACTCTGATTTCTTCCGCATTGGTCTGGGCCGGCCGTCCAAGACGATGCCTGTGTTTCTCAAGGACACAGCCACATCCATTCCTACACCCGACAAGGCGCGAGAGGCGGTGATGCTCTGTTCCTTCTTCCGCACGTGGACAGACTTGGGCGACGGAGATACACAGACCGACCGTATCGTGTCTGGAATTGCGGCTGCCTACGAAAAGGGTTCGTTGCCCGCGCTCGATGAACTCGAGTACGTGACGGCCATTCTCAAGTGCAAGGTCATTCGAGTGTCGACCAAAACAAACACAGTTTCGTGCGGGTACTGGTCCGATACGCTTGGCGCTCAGTCGCGCACCATCGTCATGATTGACGGCGATATCCTTGCCCACGCCACGCGCCGTGCAGTCAAGGCAGGCGAGAAGTTCGACTACAAGGTGGACATTCAAAAGGCACCCTTTGCAAAGGAGACGCTGGCCACTCTGTCGGCTCTCCACTCGCAGGCCTGTGCGTCCAACACACCTGATTTGCAGTCCGCCTTGACGGAATTGCGCCTGAAGTCCAAGCCGAATCCGCAGTTGATTCACGACCCCTTCGGACGTACGCAAGCCGTCTTCGTGCCTGGTGTGGTTGTCTTGCCCATTCAGCCCGTGACGCAACCGCCTTTGTCTGGTGTCCCCGTTCGCAGTGGATACGCAGACATCAAGACAGATGAGCTGCCCACGCAGGCCGTTTTACGGTCCTTTCTGGATTCGGCGCAACACCCTGGATTCAAGTGGGTCGAAGACCTGGTGGACGTCGATGGGCGTCCGACCGAATCGCTGCTGGCCTCTGGATTCCGTGCGCCGTTCAAGCCTGGTGCGCCCGTCCAAGGCAAGGCAGCCAAGGAAGTGGTGGGTACGGTTCGGACAACCAACGAGGACCAGTTGGTCAATGGTGCTCCCAATGCAGAGGATGCCAAGACGTTCCGCGAGGTCTCGTATGCGGCCGAGGTCTTTGACTTTCTGCTGTTCTCGCTCTCCAAGGATATCCAGAACGCAGACTTCAGCCCTCTGCGCAACAGCATTCTGCGTCGGGATGCCAACCTGTACAAGCGGCTGGAAGCATGGATGACCAAGAAGTCGTATTGGGAAGTCGCGGAGAATCCCCGTGACTTTGTGAACAAGGTGCGCACTCCCTGCGGGCAGTTCAAACAAAAGGACGCGTGTAATGCGTCGTCCTTGTGTGGGTATACCTCGGGCGCGTGTCGGATCAAAGTGAATGAGTCGCCAGACAAGAAGCCAGCCGTCCTTCGTAGGATGGTCAAGACCTTGATGGAAAACGACAAGCAGCGTGCCTTAGTCTTGGACGAACGCATGTCGCCGTTTTTTAGCACGGTGCTCTACATGGAAATGCCACATGAACTGATTACCACTAGCGTGTGAAGGCACCGTACGCAATCAGACCCGCAGTCGCAAGCATGATGTACGCATGCGTGTTCTTGCTTCCATCCTTAGAGGACAGCAGCATTTGAACGTGCGACCCGATAATGATGGCAAGCGCCAGAAGGATTGCCCATGTCTGCATTTACCCTAGCGCTAGACAATTAGCGGCTTCAGCGGCGACGAGTGGAGCGGGTCTTGCGGCTACGACGGGTGCGGCGGCCACCACGCTCTCCGCGAACAACGGGTTCTTTGAACTCGGGCATCTTCGGTTCCTTAAGTTGTTTGTACTTGGGCTGCGGGCCCCAATGTTCAACATGCTCCAGGTACGCCTTGTACTTCACCATATCCGCGTCATACTTATCGCGAGCCTTGAGCCAGCGTTCCTGTTCCTTATCGTATAGTCTCCTCCACTCCTTCATGTGCTCCTCGATCTTCTTCTCCTCCTTCTCCTTCTCCTTCTTCGCCTCCGCTCCATACTTCCGCTGCTGCTTTTCGTGGGCACCAAGATTGTCAATGGGCCCTGCAAGTGTCGCCTGAAGGTGATTATCCCTTATGTGTTTGCGGGTCCCCATCTGCTCAGTACGAAATGGAGTACGGTCGGGCATTTATCTTGTATACAGACACTAAAAATCACCTGGGGTTCCAGGGCATTTTTATTGTAATTGGGTTCAGGAGTCTACCGCGAGGATTCAACGGCGACGAGTGTAGCGGGACTTGCGGTGGCGACGGGTGCGACGACGACCTCCTCCCAGCGCGCTGTTCGGCACCTTCACGTTGACCAGGTCGGGCATCTTCGGCTTCTTACCAGCGGCGATCGCCGCGAGGTATTCATTGATGCGACGCTCTTGTTCTTCCTTAAACGCTTTCATGTGATTATCCGTTTGGCGCTTCTCCGCTGCCGCCGCTGCCTTCGCCTTCTTGCCGATCTTCGTCGACCACCGCTCGGTGCCATGTTTTAGTCCTTCACGGAGGGTAGACGCATGCGTTTTGGAACGAGTAGACATTTATCTTTGGCTCAGAAAGATTTACGTCGTCGGAGGTTCCGAAGGAACCTACGCCTTGACCTCGGCCTTCTTGAAGTGCACCTTCAGGAAGGACTGGAGGTTCAGGTAGGTCACCTCGTCCTTGTCGGAAACGCGCAGGAGCTTGGCCAGCGCGGCGTTCGGGAGGATGCGGCGCTTGAAGTTCGGGTCGAAGCAGTTGTGCTGCTTGACGTAGCCCGAGATGAACTTCGTGACCTCCGTCTGCGAGCGCTTCTCGCCCGACTTGAGGCCCATGAACGCGGCAAGCTCATCCGTCAGCGGGCGCTGAACGAGAAAAGCATTGTTGGCGCGGCGGGCCTCGTAGACCTTGAGCTCCTCCGCGCTCATGTCCTTCGGGTCCTTGCGCTTCTTCTTCTTGCCATCGCGGGCCTCGCGCTTGGCCGCCTTGATGGCATCCTGGACACCCTTCACCGCCTCACGGAGGCGGGTCTGGAGCTCACCGCTGAGCGCCTTGAGCTTCTCGCCGAGGGCGGCGAGCTGGACCTCCGACGACTCCGTGGACTCGGCGACGACAGGGGCAGACGGCGTCTCAACGGTCGGCACCGTGAGCGTGGCCGTGGACGCCACCTTCTCGACCTTCACGGCCTTGGCCTTCGGCTCCTTGGGAGCCTTGGCCTCCTTCGGGGCCTTGGGGGCCGCCGCGGCGACGGGGGCGGGGGGTGCAGCGACGACGACGGGCTTGGCATCGGACTTCTTGGCAGGCATCTTGTTTGCCTTAACGACAGAGGAAGAGGCAGACATTTCTAACGCGTTGGTATACTCTTACCCTACGGCGGTCATGTAAATCGCTTGCGTCAGGAAATCGGGGGAGGGGCGCTTTGTGTACTGCAACATGCGCTGCTTGGTGCAGACATAGTAGGTCCGATAGGCCATCACGGGGTCGGCGTGCTTGTATTCGTCGGGCATGGCTGGCTTGGGAGGCGTCCAGGCCTCGGGCAAGCCGTCGGGGGTGTGCATGCAGAGCCACACCAGATGCTCCTCGCACTTGTGGTGCTTGCCGTATCGGAACGTGTACTCTCCGCACAACTCCAGGCCCAGTCGACACAGCCACCGGTAATTGGCCTGCGACTCGCGGACCCACTTTGCGCAGGGGTGATTAGGGTGGGTCTTCTTGTAGGCATTGGAGGGCATGGTGGTCCCACACATCCAGTGGGCGCAGTACAACAACTGGCACGTCTCAAGGATCATCTTCACCACGTGTTTGTCGCAGTGAAGGCGAGCCGCTTCGGCAGGGTCGAGGGAGAGGAAGAAGATATTCATGGTGAGGCTGTTGTCCCCCTGCGACTGCGAAACCCGTTTTTCAGCAGCGATACAATGCCGACAGGACCATGAACACAAAGTCGTACGCATCTGCGTCCATGAGCATGAAGACCAGTGCATTCAGACTGGTCATGATGTAAGAAGCGGGCGTCATTTGCCGTGCACCCTGGAATCCACGTGTGCAGTATACCAAGGCGCGATGAGGGCGCTTACGCATCTCGTTCAGGTCAGTGGACAGGAAGCGAAACATGGTAACTAGATTCTCCCTGTTCAGGTCTACAAACATGTTAGGATGCACATCCTCGAACCCATAAAAACGGAAGATCTGACACACGGCCGTCCATCTACGGAAGATACGGTCGGCCGTGGGCACCCCTGCCTCCGACGTCAACGCCATACCGTTCCTGCGTCGGTATATCCACATCTTCTTGAGCCGTTGCTTGACCTCGTGCGACAACTCCACGTTCGTATACGGATTCGTGGGGGCAATCGACCGTACACACCAGTCCCACAAGGTGCAAAAGTCAAACCACCAAACCTTTCCTGCCTCGTCCAACCCGATGTAATCCAACGGGTACTGGCGGTCCTTGGATTCAAGGGTCACCAGTTCTTCGTCGTTCACACATGGACTGCGTTGCAGCACGCCAGGGCCACACAATGCAAGGTACTGCCTGACTTTCCGTCCACGGAAGATGGCTTGGAAGCGAGTGAGTGGAGCCGTCCTGTCCTTCACAACAACTGCCCACATCCTCGGCGCCTTGACGGTACGATGGCGGCCACACATGGTATGTCCACGCAACGCATCGTGAGGACACTGGTCATCTGACTTCTTGTTCTTGGTCGATGCACACCGAGGCATCCCTTGATTGACTGGAAGAGTTTCTTGAAAGTTAGATTCGTGCGCTAAAAACGGAAACGGCCGTTGGTGGGGTCAGAACTCTCACAACCTGCCAAAATGTCTGCCTCTGCCATCGTTCCTTCTGAGACTCTGGACATCAACCGCGTCACCATCGGCGAGATCCGCGCCAATAAGGCAGGCGGCAAGACCGTACCGATTCGCTACAATGGCCAGAACTTCCAGGTCCGCATTCCGCGCATCTTCTACCCGGCTGGCGTCGTGACTCGCACGGACGACCAGGGCAAGAGTAGTTACAGCCTTCTCGCATCCCTCAAGGGCTGCGATACCTTCGTCAAGCAGCGCGCCGGCGCTGACGTGGGTGAGATTGGCCAACTGTACAACTTCATGCTGGACCTTCAGGAGAAGATCATCCAGCATGCGATTACGAACAGTGGCAAGTGGTTCGGCAAGTCCAAGTCGGAGGCTGTGCTCCGTGAGACGATGAAGCCGATTCTGAATCCTAGCGTGGAGAAGGTCAATGGTGAGTGGGTGCCGAGTGGCAAGTACCCGCCTAGCCTCCGCATGAAGATCTCGGTCTGGGATGGTCAGGTCAGCCTGGATGCAATGGACCCGAACGGTGAGTCGATTGCCGTGACGCTGGACAACATTGAGTCGGTGTTTGCCAAGCGTATGGAGGGTCGCATGGTCATTGCGCCGAGCATCTATGTCACGGGCACTGGCTTCGGTGTGACGTGGCGTGTCGTGCTGGCCAAGATCTTCCCGCCGACTCGCGTGTCTGCCAAGGCGGCCTTCGCGGACATCAAGGAGCCTGAGGAGGACACGGCTCGCGAGGATGCGGAGGAGGAGACGGAGATTGAGGTGCCTGTGGCTGCCGAGCCTGAGGAGGAGGAGCGTGCGCCGCCGCCTCAGATGAATCGGGCAAACACGGGTGGTGCAGGTGGTGGCACGGTCACTGCTCCTGCAAAGGGTGGACGGAAGCGCGCGGCGGTGGCTGCAGCAATGTAAAGACCTTCGAACCAGACGGAGGCTTGTGGAGCGTCAACGAATCATCAACAAAGAACACCTTGGATAGGTTAGGCACATCCAAGTGAGACTCAATACATCCAGCGTGGAGTGGCTCAAGAGAAGCCCACGCACACTTTTCACATGTGTACATCTTGGGCGGGTTCAAGACCATGTCGGGGCTGAACACACGGACCGAACTCTTGAGGCATCTCTCGAGCATCTTGCGCGATGTGGTCCATCCCTCCGATGTGAACTGCTCGTACACAGACTCGGGAAGCACGGTCCAGATACTGTCGCCAACCTCCCACCCCTTTTCCTGTAGAAGCGTGGCAAACGGGCTCTCGTAGTACCAACGGAGATGCACGTCTGCATGGTCCACCAGGTCGTGTTCCGCCAAGCCCACGCGGTCTAGGTCCTCATCGTAGAGCCAGTAGACATTGGCGTGCTTGTATGCAGGGTCCCGACGACCGCGATAGACCTCGCGCCCATCCATGGTCCACAAGTCAGAGACCACGTCAATGTCATGCTCGGTAATGTCGGAGGAGACAGGGTAGACCACCTTGCGGTCGATTGCAGATAACATTGTTACCTGTGGCCACTTAATCAAATGAGACCACAACGCGGACATCGTGGCGGCGCACGGACTTGGTGGCCGAGCGGCTCAACTCGTGGCGCTTGCGGCGGCCCTCCTCCGTATTGGTCACAACCTGCGAGCACGCCTCCATATCTGCATGGATTTCATCGTAGTGCTCCGTCAGGTAATCGAGCACCTCATCCTGCACGGCCCACTCAAAGAAGTTGAGTTGGCCCACAGTCGTGTCCAGTCCACGAAACTGGATTCGCTTCCACCGGCAGAAGGGGTCAAACATCTTCTTGTTGTAGGCCTTGAGATGCGCCTTGTAGACGAGGTACACAATGACGTGCTTGTTGTCCTTGGTCAAGAAGGACACGTTCTGCTTCTTGGAGTAATTGGTCACGAACCAGTCAATCAACCGCAGACTCAACTTGGACTCGCCCTTGAGGATGGATTGCACACGTGCAAAGGTTGTGGGGTTGGCGTAGAAGGCCTCGAGGCGGTGAAGTACCCACTGCTCCTTGCTTTGAATGATAGCGTCCGTCATACCCAATCTGTGTTTCACCAGTGAAAATGAGTTTAGGAGTTCAACGCATGGATAAACGCAATGGAGGATGCACTCTCTGCATGGCTCTGGGATGGACCGTTCACTCACATTCAGACCAGGATACGACAGTTTGTACACTATTGCGCAGGTCAAGTGCCTCTTTCTCATCGCATGCTTCGTCGTCATGTTCTGGCTTGCGTTCATGAGTTGATGAAGGGTGAACTTGGACGCAGATGGACTCGCGACCGCAACGTGCGTCGGGTCATTCGTATCTACGGCCAGAACGACCAGCGTACGGCTGCATGGCACAGCAAGCGTGGCCAGATGATTACGGCGTCCGAGTTGGGCGCCATCTTCACGGGCGGCGAGACTCGGCGTGGTGTCATGCTCCGCAAATTGGAGCCACCTGCGCCGTCTACAGGTCCGCCGTGTGCGCCTCTGATTTGGGGCACGCGATTCGAGCCCATCGCAAAGCAGATTTACGAGGAAGAGACCAACTGCTCCATCACGGACGTCTCCTGTGTCCAGCATCCCGTCCACTCGTTCCTTGGCGCCTCGCCCGACGGCATCATCTTTCCAAAGGGACCGCGGGACATGCGACACGGACGGCTGGTCGAGTTCAAGTGCCCCTTCTCGCGTGTGGCCAAGGAGGGCGTGCCTGCTGCCTACATCCACCAGATGCAGATGCAGATGGAGTGCACGGGCATTGACGAGTGTGAGTATGTGGAGTTTCGGTTCAAGCAGGTCTTCTATGCAGAATGGGTTGCCTTCCAAGGTCGCAAAGGTGTCTTTGTGATCTTCGAGGACGATACGGTGAGTTATACGAAGGATGCGTCCTGGGAGAAGGAGCACCAGAAGGTGTACTGGATTCTGCAGTCCGTGAAGAAGGACTTTGTGCCCAAGGACCCCAACTGGCTGCCGTCGCACTTTGACGACCTGAAGGCCTTCTGGGACGAGGTGGTGCAGCATCGAACCAACGGGACAAAACCTGTGCCTCTACCGTCTACAACAGTAACGATAGACCTTTAACCACCAGGGACGGATATCCGCAAACTTGGCGTTCCACTCCTTGATGGTGAACCGATTGCCCATACTCATATTGCATCGCCGACAAATGGGATACAGGTTGTCAAGAGTCGTCTTGCCACCCTTGCTCTCCGGCACATCGTGTCCACATTCAAAGTCAAACACGTTGATGCGGTTCTGACACCACACAATGGTACAGGGAGACGAGAATACATGGCCACATCGGAGAATCCATACTTGCTCCCGCAGAGCCACGGGTATTTTCTGCTTATGAGCCATTGAAGGTTACACTGTCTTTTCCTGTAGACGACCAGGAGGAGGACCGCCCGATAACTTCAGAAACGCACGGTATGCATTCACCTGGAACGGCGTCTCCATACCTTCCAGTGGCGGGCTCTTGACGGCAGGCGCAGGCATGTGGTTCGTCCGCTGCGCGTAACTGGAGTCCATCGTCGTGTCGGTTCGCACCACACCGCGCATGTCCTTGAACTCGGGGTCGGGGCGCTTGGCTTCGGACGAGAAGAACGTAGACCATGCTAGCCCAATGGCCACCATGCCCAAGAGAAGCACAAGGAGTTCAGTCATTGTTTAGAGACCCCGAAAAAAAGGGATTGTTTCGTCTCTTGCCCAACAACAAGCATGGCGCCAACCGAAGAAACTGCTCTTGAGACCCTGCGCCTCTTTCTCTCTCGCCGCGGCCTTCCGACCGAGACGACGCGCATCACGACCGAAGACGTGGAGAAGGCGAACCTCTACACCATTGGCAAGATGCTGGTTATCTTCAACCAAAAGCAGACCACGTCCATTCCAGACATTGGGAACTACCGCAAGTTCGCAGCCGAGAATGCGTATGCACAGGGACTGGTGATTGTCTCCCGTTCCAAGCCATCCGACAATGCGCTGCTCGCCATGAAGGCCGCCGCCAAGGACAGGGTGCAGTTCTTCTATCTGCCCGAGTT